ATTGTGCTTTCAACTACTTTTTTAGGAGCGCTTTTAGCTGTTTCCATTTCTTGTTCTTTTTTCGCTTCTTCTTCGATAGGCTCTTCAACTTCTACTTCTTCCTCTTCCTCTTCTTTTTCTTTTACTTCGGAAATAATTCCTTCTTCAACAACGATTAACATACGACCGTCTTCCATTTCGTATTCACCTACCGGCACGGGTATTTTTTGTTCGTCTTCCGTTACTACGAAAATTTCGTTACCAGCTTCAAACATATCAGCTTCAAGAACTGTTACGCCATCCATTAGTTTCATTTGTTCAAGTTTTACTTCCATTCCAAGTAAAGTTTTGATTTGATTGATTAGGCTATTTTTCATTTTTATTTATTTTATAATCCAGATTTATAGTTACTCATTGTTTTGGCTAAATCTCCAATTGCTTTTGCGTTATTCATATATCCTTTAATTTCGGATTTTATTTTTTTCTCGACGCTTTCCATTTGAGGGTCTAAACCTAATCCTATTTCTTTTGCTTTTGCTTTTAAAACATCCATATCTTTTAAAGTAGCATTACCAAAAGCAGCAATAGCGTTGTAATTATTAAATGCATCTATAATAGAATTTTCAGCTTTATTTAAAGCTTTTTTCGCCACATCTCTTTGACCTAAATATTTTTGAAACGTTGCGATAATATCGTCTCTTAAAGCTAAATTAACTTCGTGCGAAGCCAATTGTGTTTCTTCTTTGAATAGTTTTCCGAAAACTGTTTTTAGTGTATTCATAACTTATTAACTTTTAAAATTTTTACTTGTTCCTTTTTTAGCCGTTTTGCCGTACTATCGTTCGTTCTCCGTTGTTATCTGTTACCGTTACATTTTGCGGCGTTACGCTGGCTGTTTTGCCTATCCCTTGCGCTTCTAAACTACCGTCGCAGCAATCTTTGTGGTATTTTCCGTCTTTACATAGGCATCCACGTTTACCACCACGGGGACTTACTTTACTTGCTGTTCTCATTTATTTATTATCTATTTGTTCTAACTTTCTTTGCGCCCACTCAATGCCAGCGTCACCACCCCAAGCAAGCCACATTAAACGCCCGCATCCGTCCCCTAATTCCTTTTGTGAATTTTCCTTGTGACGTGCAAATGAAGCCATACGAGAAATTGTTTCTCTACTTATATTTTCGCCGTTAGCTAATTGATTAGCACGTGCTTTTCCTACGGGCGTACCGCAGTCACCCCAACCGTTTTCTTCAGCGTAGCGTAATGCTATCTTCGCGTTTTCGCTTGCTTCTTTAGGATAGTCGTTATACGTTTCTAATTTAGTATCCAGTATTTCTTTTAGAAATTCTATTATTTCGTCTTCCTCGTTTTGTTGTAAACTCATTTCGTATTTGTCTACGAAGTGTCCCTCAATACTAAATCCTTTTACTTCGCCGTCTTTTACCTTTTGCCAAACATCATCGTTATTTACTTTCATTGAAATCATCCAAGTTCCCTTAGGTAAATTAAAGTTGTATAAACGGCTTTTATCCGTCTTTTCGTCTTCAATTATCCAGCTTTCAACAACCGACATACCGTCAAGCATTTTGCGTTCGTGTTCGTACGTTGCGTTATTTTGATTTGAGCGCATTAAAAACAATTCACTTGCTTTGCGTACCGTGTCTTCACTAAAATAAATGTAGAACTCTTTGTCCTTGTTTCTACGGTAAATTTGTTTATTAGGCACTAAAGCCGCACCCATCAAAATACGTTTTTCAGCGTCAACTTCTTTTAGTTCAACTTCGTGCTTTTTTAACGCTATAAAGTTTTCTTCGATCGCTGGACTTTCAACAACTGAAACCGCATTAATACCAGCTTCTAATTTTGTATCGTCTATTAGTAGTTCTATTATTTCAACTTTTGCCATAACTATTAAACTTATAATGTTGCGTTTTGTACTCTATTTCGGTCTAAGGCTTGTGCGCTTGTTACCTCGCCACTAACTACGTATGCTTGTGTAGGCGTTTGTTGTAATTGTGCTAATTGATTAATACCGCTTGAACCTATTGTGTTGAAATTCGCAGTCATAGGAGCAGCAGTTGGTACGTTAGTATCATTACCGCCACCGCCTGAATTTGCACCACCGCCAAATTTAGAATTTGAAATTTTAATTATATTTGCAGCTCCAACCGTTGCAGCAATACCAGCTTCGACAAATTGCATACCCGTTGCTAACTTAATTGGGTTACCACCAGCAGTTAAAGCGCCCGTAACAGCCATTGCAGTGTTTGTAATTGCAGCGGCTAAATTAAAAGCCTTTTGTACTTGAAATTGTTTACGTGCGTCCTTTTCGTTTTTAGTATTGAACGAACCAGCTAACTCGGCTAAGGCACTAAAAGATTTTGCAGTAAGGTCAAGTGTTTTTTGCCTTAATTCGTTTTTTCTTGCAATATCTTTATCATCATATTTCTTTTTTATACTATCCGTTTTCTTTTGGTTATCTTCCTCAAGGTTCTGTAAAGCTAAATTGTATTCCTCTTGACTTGCAATTGCACCATTCGTATAAAGCTCATTAAGTTTATCTAATTGGTCTTGATATGATTTGCGTTGATTAAGTAATTCTTTTTGCTGTTCATTAGCCATTAATAATTCAGCTTGAAATCTATTAGATAAACCCTTTTCAAATTCAGTATTCGCCTTTTCAATTGCTTCTTTTTCAGCTGCTAATTTCGCATCTTCATTTTTCTTTTTTTCTGCAGCTGCTAAATCAGCGTATTTTTTATCTACATCTGCAAGTCCTTTATCTAATGCTTCACGTAATAATAAAGTGTCTTGATTGTATTTGTCCCCTTCAATAATTAACGCTTCGTATTTTTCTCGTACAGCTTTTTTCTCTTGTTCCTGTTGGCTTAATAAACTTGTTAGGTATTCATCTTCAGCTTGTGCTATACGGTCTTGTAAATCTTTTAATTTCTCTAAGGCTTCACGTTGTTTATCTATTGCACTTGTGTTTGTATTAATAGCACCGCTGTAATTATTAACACTTCCTGTAAGTTTTGAATAATCAGTAATACCCTCCCTATTTTGAGCTCCTTTTTTCTTCATTGCAGCCATTTCTTTTTCATTTGCTGCATCTAATGCATCTAATGCATTAATTGTCTTATTAGTTCCCTCTATTATTTTTTGTCTATTTTGTGCACCTATTCCAGTTTTTTCATCATATTCTGTTTCCATAAAGAATCCAAATATACCTCCCTCAGCAAATTTATCCCATGTACTCATGTGCTGCTCAGCAGTTTTTGTTTGAGCATCTAATTGTTTTTTAAACTCATCCTCTCTCATTGATTGGATGGCTTTTGCCTTTGCTTGTAGTCTTAATAATCCAATATTTTCAAGTTGTTTATTGATTTGATCAATAGACATTGCCTCTAAATTTTGGTTTTGCAATAAACCAGGATAAGCCGCTTGAAATTCTTTAACTTTTTTTACTTTTTCACTACGCGTTAAAGTTTCGTCTTTTAATTGTTTATTTAATTTATCCGCAGCGCTTAATTCATTTGCTATTGCGGCTGTTGATTGTGCTGTAACTTGATTTGAAATCTTTTGAGCTGCTGTTTGCTTACCTAATGCCGATGAAACTTTATCCCAATTAGCCATTAACAAACCTAACCCTGTAATTAATAAGCCTATTCCAGTAATAGCAAAAGCTTTTCCAGCAGCACTCATTTTGCCAAATGCATCTGTTACTTTTGTTCCTAATACATTAAAAGCACGTCCAGCATCTTCTAAGCCTTCTAAACCTTGCGCTAAAGCCATAGCCGCTTGTACTTTAAGCATTGTTTCCTGTACCGCTTCACCTTCAACACCTATTAGAGCTAATCCCCCTTCAACGGCACTAAAACCACTTGCAACGGCACTCATTGCTTTATTCATTGCTATAAAAGCACCCTCCCCTTTAAACGACTTCATTAAATCGTTTGTATCTTCAATTTGGTCTTTTAATTCAGCGGCTTTTTTTGCAGCATCAACCGCTTGTTCGGACATTTCACCGTACGCAGAAACCATTTTTTGTAATTCTACAACCGCCTCTTTGTATTGTTGTTTTAGCGTTTTGCTATTGTCTTGTATTTCTAATTCAATCGTTCTTTTTTCAGCCATTGTTTACGCTTTTCTTGTTTATAAATCTTCTTAATATTTCCCGTTAGTTCGTGTTTTCCTTTTGCCACGTCTACAATTTCACTCACTCCAAAGAAATCGTCAGCTTTTAATAGTTCTAAAATTAATTGTATCATTGTTGTAATATTGTAATTTGATTTGCCACTTGTTGACCGTTGCTTAAAGTATAGGTAACCGTTAAAATTATAACTTGCGTTGCCGAATTTTCCGTTATTAAGTTTTGAAATTCTTCAGTAATTAAACTATCTGAATTTTCCGCTAAA